CTACCATCGGGCCTAGGAGTCGCATCTTTTCTTCTTGGCGTTGTAATACTTCTGTTGCAGTCATTTGTGGACCGTCTTGTCTCATTTGTAGCCAGTCAACGTGAAATGTTTTAGTAATGTGCTCGCGTCTAGATTCTATAAAATCTAGCCCTATGTCAGGTCTTGCATTATTAACCAGTGGCTCAATCTTATCTTGAGTACCTGATCTATAGTAATTCAGACCCCCGGGTACGGTCCTTAATGGAAGCATAAAACCGTCATCAGGTACGAGCAATGGGGGGTCGGTCAGCTTTTGAGCTGCCCTGATAACAGTTTTAGTCATTTCGTTTACCATGCGTATGTCTGGTAAACATGTCATCGCGGGGGAACGTCCATATATTTCACCGGCAGTCTTAGACCAACGGGGAACCATATACGGAAATTCGTTAAATCCTGATTCATCTAATAAAATCTTTTCTTCCATTAATACATAACAACTGCTAAATGGCATTTGTGTACTCATCTTAGTTTTAGGTGAGTATGTATCTCTAGGTTCTACAGCATGTATACATGTAAACTCTTGATGTGGTTGTTTATATGCAGTCTCAATAAACTTTTCAGGTAACTGATCGGGATACATTTGTACTAGTTGTCTAGCTGTATGTTTATACTTTCTGTATAATACATCTACACGTCCTTCTGAATCTTCAGCTATATAGCACTCAGCTAAGTGGAATGTTCTAAAGTTTATAGGTCTACCTGGTCTATCATCTACATACATAACAGCAGTACCATATGCCCCTAGATCTAAATACAATTCATGTACTGAAGTTGTAAAGTTAGATTCAGGTGTATTAAATACTTCATCAAACATTGTTTCAGTTGTACCTTGTAACCAGTTACGTACTGATTGACTTAAGATATCATCAACTTGTGGTATGGTTAGACTAAACCATTGTTCTGCAGACGATGTAAGAAAACCGTGTAAGCCTGATGCTAACTGTTCATTAGCAAGAGGTGCTGTAGAATCATACACTTTATCATAACGTGTACGATCACCTTTACCTCGTTCTATAGAAAAGTCACCGCGCCTTGGATTTACAAAGTCTGTACAATCTTGCCATAGACTTTCCCAAGGAGCTCTTGCTGATTCAAGTTGTCCCATACGTTTAATAATGTGGTCTACTTTTGTGTCCATCATGCTTTATTTTTGTTTGCAAAGTTTCTTGCAGCTTCTTTACTACCAAAGCCCCATGCTTTAAGTGCGAGTGCAAGTCGTGTTGGTTTACCTTTCTCATCTTTCATCGGTCCTTTCATTCCTGAAAATCTTGCTGCAAATGATATTCTTCGCCCGTCTTTACCTTTACTTTGAGGTGCTTTTAAATTATGGCCCTTTGCATTATAATGCGCACGACCTTTTTCATTTAAACCGCCTGAAGGATTCTGATGAGCTTTCTTTACCATTATGCTTTCTTCTTAGGTTTTTTTGCAGTAGTTGCAGATCTTCTAAAGTCAGCGGCTGTAGGTGCACCTTTAGCACCTTTCTTACGCATCTTCTCTCCTGAGCCTGCTTTGATTCTTTTACGTTTTGCGTGTATGTTAGCGTATAGTCCTGGTCTCTTTGCCATTATGCTTTACCTCTCTTTTTGTTTTTAACTGCAGTTATGATGTCACCTCTTGTTATCTTGTTAGGGTCACCAAACTTTTTAGCTAAAGTTTTATTTCTACCTGTCAAAGTAGTTTTACCTGATTTTTTACCGTAATGTCCTGGCATATTATCTCTCCGTTCCTAATAGTTTTTTCTTAGTTATTTCCTCTTCAGTCGTTAAACCTTGAGGAGAAGTCATTATAGTAGATCGTCTGCCACGTTTTGCGACATATGCTTTTTTTACCATGCCTGAAGCATCTTGCATTGCAGCTTTAGGTTCAGGAGCCAAGGGCGCAGGTGGAGGTGCTGGCATGCTTGGTGCTTTAGGCAATATGCCTATTGATTGAAGTGGTCTTGTAACTAACCTTGTAACTGATCTAACTGCACTACCCATTGTTTACCTCCTTGTTATAAGTATGTCCTGTAACTGTATATCCCATTCGTTCATAAAACTTCTTAGTTCTTTCGGGATTAATACCAGTTGACGTAGCCGGGTTTATTCTTTTTGCGCCTTTTTTTATAGCCCATGTTTCAAACTCTCTAAATAGTTTGACCGCAGCAACTGACCCTCTTTTTGTTCGATCGACGTAATATGTCAGGTCTGATGCATATAAGTCTTTACCAAAATAGTACTCTGTTATAAAGCCAATGAACACCCCTATTATCTGATTATTGTAGATTGCTATATAGACAAACTGATCGTGACAGAACGCCATAAGTAACTGTTTTAGCTTATCTGGGTCAAAATCAAGAGTTTTAAAGTGTGACTCTTGATGCATACGGTAACCTAGCTCTATAATCTCTTTTATGTCGCCTGGCTCTGCAGGTCTTACTTCTATGCTAATATTGAATAGTCTCCATCAGCCTGACGAGGTAGGTCCTTCATCCTCGAGTCCTGCTTATGTCTCATACCTAATGCTAAATATCTAAAAGCATCACAGGCATGACTTGTCCAATCATGTAGAGGTTTATCCTTAAACGTCTTGTTCTTTTCATCAAAGTCTTTACGGTATTGTCTCATAGCTTCTATAAGCAAGCTACACTTATCTTCGTCAAAGTAACATCTAGGGATAATAGTCCTTGCAGCTTCTATCCCGTCATCTATCCTTAGATTAGGTGTTACTCTAAACTTAATTCCTAGTTCTCTAGCAGATTCTAGTCTTGATCTGCCTGTACTCATTTCACGTACCTTAATATCGTGTGGGGCGATGTGGTCCCCGTATACATATTCTTTTTCTCTTAATACTTTTGCATAGTGAGCTAGACCTTCTCCTGAGTTTTCATAATAATCTATAATCCGTATCTCATTAAAGTAATGCTGAAAGAAGATAATACTTGTCGAGTCTCCCATACCAAGGTCCCAGGACGTATGCACATCTAGGAGGGGGTCATACGGTACCTTGGCGATTCTACGGTCTGCTAAGGCTTTTGCCATAAGGTTTCCATAATAAGACCCGACAAGCGGAGCATCAAAAGAGCAGTAGAACTCTTGTTGAATCATTTCTTCAGGCATACCAGAATCTCGTTCATCTTGGATTGCCTCTTGACTAACAGCTCTCGTATCTTCGACTGACAGGCTTTGACTAAACCACTTTTCGTTACCTCTAGCCATTGTCATTAAATCGTAACCATGGTTACGCCCCCTAGCTGTATATATAAATACGGCCCAGCCGTCGTTCTCTGCCAAGATCGGTCTAATATATTCCCAGGCCCGTGGGTCTTGAACCGAGTACTCGGAGAATATCACTCCAACTGGGTTGGCACCTATCAGTCTGTCAACGTTGTCGGTACCTACAACTTGGTAGATAGAGCCATTTTTTAAGGTTAACCGCATCTCCGTATTGTTCTTGCTTTCTACAAGTTCTTTAGGAAAGTGGTCAATAAACTTGCGACCGTCCCTGGTCATACCGTCCCACGCGATCTTTCGTCCTTGGTTATATGTGGGAAATAAATGCCAGTATAGTCCTGGTCGTTTAAGTGCAGATACTGCGCACCAGTTAATACTTGCTAAATCTTTGCCAGCACGTCTGTGCCATACAGCTACAGCTCGTTTACCGCCGTCTTCTAAAAACTTCCATAAAGGAAGCTGATAGCCACGCGGTTTCCAATCATGAGGAATTCTGATCTTCATCTAAATCTTGG